AAGACTTACACAGCAAGCACAGGAGCAATGACTGTATCAGCAACTAACGGCGGTTCTGCTGTGAACTTGACTGATGTGGGAACAGCAGCAGCTCCTAATGAATTTGAAGTTTATTACAGTGATTATGCTGCTATTGGGCAAGTTCAATCTTGGTCTTTTGAAGTAACAAGAGCTGAAATTGACGTAACAACTATTGGTCAAACAGTAGGACAAACAGCACCATTTAAAGCCTATATCCCCGGTTTTGCTGATGGCTCAGGTAGTGCAAGTGTTTACGTTACAGACGAAGATGCTGCTTTATCTAACAGACTTGTAGAAGATGTTTTACAACGTCAGCAAGTAGGAGCTGCATTTAGGCTTTACACAGATAAACAATCTTCTGAAGTTTTGAGTAGGTCTATTTCAATGGATGCTGCTTTACTTTCTGCAAGCTTCAACATTAACCCTGATGATGCACAGATGGTAGAGATTTCATTCAGACCAACAGGTGCTCCAGTATTTGATTTAAGTGCGTCTGCTTAATGCTATTGGGGCTTTGTTCGTATATCGAAGCCCCAAAACTGGAGAAGGTTTTGCTTCTTTTTTGCGTTATCTACCAAATAGAAAATTAAGAGAGTTAGCAGGAACAACAAGCCATTACGACAAAACAAGATTAATTCACATGATCTTGTCAAATAAAAATAGGGGCTAGCTGTTATGGCTGGCCTTTATTGTTATTGATATAATTTATGCAAACAGAGTTATTTTTTATGCCAACGGCAAAAACAAAACTAAGCCCATTAGAAAGACTTAAAAAAGCATCTAATTTAACGCTAGAAAAAAAAGTTGTTCAATTAGCAGATGGAGAAGATTTTGAATTTTGGTCAAGTCCGATGACAATGGCAGAAAGAGAGCAAGCAATGAAAGGAGCAAAAGATGACACTAACGCTTTTGCTATTCGTTTATTTGTGCGTAAAGCAATGTTTGAAGATGGCAGAAGAATGTTTGCGGCTGGTCAAATTGATGAATTAAGAAATGATGTAAGTGCTGAAAATATGGACAAGTTAATGATGGCATTAGTGCCACAGCAAGAAGAGGCTGATGATCTAGACCCAAAAGACTAAAAGAAGCACTTAAAAAAGATACTTTTTTACAGCTTCAATTAGGAGTAGCTAAAGAATTGGGTTATACGTTGCAGGAATTAAATCAAAAAATTACACAAGAAGAGCTGTTAATTTGGTCTGCTTATTTTGATCTTTTAAACGAAGAGCATGAAAATAATATGAGAAGGGCAAAGTACCGCTAAGATCTACATATAACAGAAAGTTAGAATGTGGCCTCGTTAATTTCAACAGTTGGAATTAAGTTTGATAGTGGAGGTGCTCCACAGAAATTAAAGGTCTTACAAGGTGGTGCAAAAAAATTAGAACAGGCATTTGATCGGTTAGCAGGTAAAACAAGTAATGCTTCAAAAAAAGCAGGTCTTTTTGGAAAAGCAGCAATAGGAGCAGGAGCAGGAGCAAAAATTGGTGCGTTAGGGGTAAAAGCGTTTGGAACGGCTGTAAAAACAGCAATGGGGCCAATTGGCCTTGCCTTGTCGGCTGTTGCTGGATTGGGTGCTGCCTTCAATACAATGAAGGAGATTGAATTTGCAAGTGCAAAATTTAGAACTTTAGGAGGTGATTCTGATGTTCTTTCTAGCAAATTAAAATTAGTTGCAATTGAATTAAATGGTGCTGCGAGTGTTGCTGAATTAACTGGGGCTGCTTATGACGTGGCTTCTGCTGGTTTTACTGATGCTGCTGATGCAGCAATGATATTAAAGGCAGCAAGTCTTGGTGCTACGGGTGGTTTTACGGATATAAATACTTCTGGAGGAGCTGCTGTAAAAGTCTTAAACGCTTATGGATTAGAGGCTAAAGATGCTGCTGCTTTGATGGATAAGTTTGCACAAACACAGGCAGATGGCATTATTACCATTGGTCAGTATTCTCAAAATATAGGTAAAGTTGCAACTACAGCCGCAGGGTTAGGCGTTTCATTAGATGAGGTTAATGCTGTTCTTGCTCAATCAACAGCAGCAGGTACAAACATAGAAACAGCGTTTAGCGGTTTAAACTCAGCTCTTGCAAAAATATCAAGTGGACAAGCTGGTAAAAAATTAGGAATTGACTTAAACGAAGCAACCTTGAAAACTGAAGGTCTTCAAGGAGCACTTGCAAAATTAGAAGGATTTAGTACGGGTGAACTGCAAGAAGCTTTTGGTATTGAAGCGTTTAAAGGTATTCAAGTTGCTATACAAGACACAGAAAAATTAAATAAATTAATTGCTAATCAAGCTGATTCTCAAGGAGCAGCTCAAGATGCTGCGATTATTGCAGCAAATACAATACAAGGTGCTTTTAAAAGAGTTACTAATTCTTTTAGTAATTTATTTGCAGAACAAAGCGAATTAGGGGCAGCAATAAGAATAACTTTACAAGGTGTTTCTGTTGTTATTGATGGGCTTGGAATTGCAATAAAAACTTTAATGCTGCCTGTTCGTTTGTTGTTTAAATTATTTGCTGGTATTGGGTCTGTTTTTGAGGAGCAATTTGGAAAAGGAAATAGTGCAATTGTTTTACTTACAAAATCTTGGACATTTTTCTTAGAAAAAGTTCAAAAAGGTTTTCAATTAGTTGAAGCTGTTGCAACAGCAATAGGAACGGCTATTGGTTCAATTGCTTTAGCTTTTGATCCATTGTTTAAAGTTATACCTGAAATAATTACTGACGCACAAAAAAGATTTATGAGGTTTGTTACTGATGTAAAAGATATATTTACTGGATTAGCAGAAATTATTGCAAATGTATTTAGAAGAGTTTTTAAATTTATTGGTGATGGAATTAATATGATTATGGATAATATACCTCCTGCTTTAAAGAGATTTTTAGTAGGTACAGGAGAAAAAATTTCTTCAGTTGCTAGTAATGTTGCTAAACCGTTTCAAGAAGGATTTAGTGATGTAATGGGAGATTTAAAAGGCTTTAACAAAGACGAAGAAGGCAATGAACGATTTATTGACATGGCAAAGTTTCAAGAGGCAATTGCAAAGGCTGGTGGCGATATAAATAAAGCGTATAAAGAATATCTTGGAACAGTTCAAGAAGTTAATAATGAGATAAAGAAAGGAAAGAAAGATACAGAAGACACAACCCCTGCCGTTAATAAATTAAAAGAAGCTTTTGAAGGAGTTAAAGAAACAATTGCTGGAGGTTTACATGGTGCTGTTATGGGATTAATAGACGGAACTAAATCTCTTGGAGAATCTCTTGCTGGTATTGCTAAACAAATTGCAAGCTTAATGTTAAAGAAAGCAATCTTTGGAGCGTTTGGATTGAAAGCCGCCGAGGGTGCTTATGTTTCTAATGGAATTAGACCTTTTGCGGCTGGTGGCATGGTCACGAAACCCACGATGGGACTCGTGGGAGAAGCTGGAGAGGATGAGTATATAATTCCAGCCTCTAAGATGGCTCAGTCAATGCAACGGTATTCAGCAGGGGCTAGGGGTGAATCTGTTATTCCGGGTACTGGTCAATCATCCGCAGGAGGTGGAGCTGATGCACAAACAACTGTTAACTACTCTGGTCCAATATTGAACTTCAACTCTGAAGAATTTGTTCCTAAGTCTGCAATAGGTCAAATCATTAATAGTGCAGCATCTAGAGGTGCAAAAGCTGGAGAGGCTAGAACTTTATCAAGCCTTCAAAATTCACGAAGTAAAAGGCAAGGAATAGGATTATGAGTTTTGTCGCATTAACTAATTTTATAACAATTACTAATCCAAATGGATCAGTAGAAAACATTACTGATAAATTCCAAAATGGAAGACACACTGCAATCAGTGGGTTTCAATACCTTTCTTTTATTTATCAGGGAGCCGCAAGAAATAGATCTGGCGATAACATGACTTCTTCTTTAATCCTTGCTAATAGTGAGTTAAGCATGAATTATGCGCAGCAAATTGTTATAAATAAATATCATATTAAAGTAGAAACTTGGTTAATGACAGAGGCTTTTGAAAGAAACAAACAATTGTCAGAAGAAACTTGGCTAGCTTCTAACATGAGTTATAACCCTGAAAACATTGAGCTTATTTTAAGTTCTGCTATAGATGCTGTTGGTGCTAATGCTCCAGACAAAGTATTAACAAGAAATCTTGTTGGAGCATTGCCTGTTACTGGATCTTTGCAAAACAGGTGAAACCACATCAATTAATTGGTCTTCCTTACCGTTTAGGTGCTGATCCTGTAAAACATAATGCTGGTGATTGTCTTTCTTTAGTCCGTACAGTTTTAGCAAATTATGGTTTTACTGTTCCTGAAGGACAACGTGATTGGTACAGAAGACTAAGAAAAAAAGATTACAGCGTGTTTTTTCAAGAATTAAATAGGTGGGGAGTTGAATCAACCCCTAAACTAGGAACAATTGGTCTTTGCAAATCAGAAAATGGTTATGGAATGGCTGCATGGTATGAGGAAGGATGGATAAGCTATCAAAAAACATTAGGCGGTCAAGTGGTGATTTGGTCTCCCCTAAACGCCCTTTTGGTCGAAGGCTGTTATTACCAACGGAAGTAGAACTATGTAATCTTTTAGGTTTAAGTGAAGATGAATATTGGTATTTTTCAGATACAACTGCTGCTTATAACGGGCAAAGACCCAAAGGCTATGAATTAATACCTGATATACGTTCTGAACCTGTCACTATTCTTGGCTTTACTATAACCCAAGCAATGTGGGTTCAAGTAGGAATTGCTGTTACTGCTGCGGCTGTTTCTTATGCTTTAACACCAAAACCTAAAGAACAAAAATCAGGTGGTTCAAGAAGAACGGCTGATTCAATTGGTAATAGTAAATTTGCACCCCAAGCTGCTTTTAATTCTGTTCAACAGCTAGCTCAGATAGGTGATGCTATTCCTTTGATATTTACTAATCAAATAGTAGAAGGCGTTAATGTTTTTGGTGGTCTAAGAGTTAATAGTCAACTTTTATGGTCGCAGTTTGTAAGTCTTGGAAAATATCAACAATTAAAAGCACTTGCTTTGTTCTCTCATGGAACTATTTCAGAAGACCCTGCATATGAAGGCTTTGCTGTAGGAGATACGCTTTTAAATACTTACAACGCTTACAAAGTAAAACTTTATTTTAAAAATGGCAGCAATTCAGGTGACAACAGAATTGTTAAAGGTGATGCTTACACTCAATCAAAATTAATTATTCCTTCTGCTCAAGATCGTCAAGATCCTTTTGAAGTAGGTGTTCCAAACAAAGCAGGGAGTGTTGTTCCTTTATTAACAAGTAAATCTTTTAGTGGAACAAGAAACCCAACTACACAAACAGCTTTTGGAACATTTTCTCCAATGCCTAATGCTCAAATTATTAGGCTTCCTTATGAATTAATTCGTGATCCTAGAGGTTCTTCAAAAACTTCAATAAAGGATATGATGAGAAAAAGGAAAAAAGTTGAATTTGCTAGATGGCCTGTTAGAGCTGGAATAATTAAAGTTGGAAACAATACAACAAAAGGATTACATTCAGTTAATGAAGGAGATGAAATAAAATATCAAATTGTTGGCATTGATCCTAGCGGAGAAACAAATGCTTTACAGCGTAAATATGATGCTGATAAAAGCACCGCAGGTTATCAAAATGTATCAGGTAAAGGTAATGCAGATGCTTTTAATTACAGGCCGCATGGAGTCGATGATGTTGATAGTTTAACAATATCAATTAGAGAAAATATTGATAATTTATTAGCGGTTGGAGAACAATATTTATTTGGAACGGCTATTGTTATCTGTACGGAAACTGATGATACTGTTCCTTATAGAATTGAACACGGAAAAGTTTATACATTTAAAGTTGTTGAAGCTGGACAAATTGATTTACCTGTTAGTGGTCAGAGTTTAGGCGTTCATTGTGATAACCCTGAATGGTACGACCCTAACCATAGAGGTTTTGGAAAAGGTGGTAGTTCTGATAGAGATGCTCTTTATAGCTTAAGTGATTTAGCTCCTATTTTTTGGCAACAAGTAATTAGTGGAACTGAGTTTAATTTTCCAAGAGGTGAAAAAGATTTATATTATTCACATGATATTTATTCAAATTTAAAAATTGCATTAGCAACTGTAACTAATAATAGAAAATGCGATGTTACTGAAATAGGTATTAAATCAACTGTTTATAAACGTATTCAATTTGCAAATGTAATGAGTCAACCTAATGAAGAAGCATTAAAAGAAGCATTTGAGGATAGAACACAAATAGGTTTAGGACAACTCCAAACTTATGCAAATAGAATCTCATTGTTTATGCTTCAAGCAAGGCAAGTAGGAGATTCTAATTGGCAAGATTTAAAAAATACTTTGTCTGACCATACTGGTTTATTTGCTATTAGAGGTAATACACCAGAATCACAATATAATGCTATAACTATTTCACATCCTGATCTTGAGCAATATGAGTATAGATTTAAACCTTTTCCCGGTAATTATATAACTAGAAATGAATTGTGGAACAAAAGATATAATTTATTAGCTACAGATGCAAGTGGTACAGGCCAAGCTTATCATTTTTCAGCAAGCACTACTTTTGGAGATTTTGATGTTGCTTTTACAGGGAATGAAGCTTTTGTTATTACACAAGATGTTGCTTGTAATCCTGAATGGCAGTTAGGTGAATCTAGTGTTAGCACAACAGGAACAGTTCAAGATCTAAGAACTTCAGGAGGTTTAACAAGTTGGATTGAAAATCCAAGTTTTAGCGGAACAATTACAGAACAAAGATGGGAAACAGTTAATTTTTATAATCAAAATTACAGTAAAGTAATCGTTTTATGGAATGAAATTAATAAACCCTATGCAGCTTATACAGGGCATCAATGGTCTTTGTATGGCTTTGGGCCAGAATTAGTACATTATGGATTTCCTAATACAAATGGTGCTTGGCCTGATGTTTATTTTCAGATTGGAAATCGTAGATATATAATTTTAAATCCTGCTACTTATTATCATCCTGCTGATGCTGCAAATCCAAATGGGAACAATCATAAGTTTTGGGTAGGGGAGCAATTCTATAGAACAGTAACAACACAATTACAACCTTTAACACACTTTAATGGGCCAGTAACTGTTAATGGAGGAAGTGGTTCTGGGTTGAAAGTTAATTTGCTTGTTCAAAAATATGAATATGAAACGGGAAACTATTATTACAAAGCAAGCTGGTCACTTAATACAACTAATTTAGGTTCTGGTTATATAAATGGTGAAACAGTTCAAATTCCTTGGACCAAACATGATGGCTCTGCTCAAGTAATTAATGTAAAAGTAGACGTTACTGCAAGACAAATAACAACAAGAGCCGCACAAAATTTTAATCCTTTTGATGTTCTAGCTGATTGGAATGTTTACGAAGGAGATGAAAACAGCAACCGCAGCAATCCAGAGCACGAAATAGTTTATGTAAACGAGATATTAAAGCCAGAAACAAATCAAAGTAATGTAGAACAACCTGCAAAATATAGCGATTTAGCTTTTGCTGGAATAAGAATAAATAGTTCAAAAGAGTGGACAAACTTTAGTCAATTTTCTGCTTATTTTAAAAAAGGAATAGAGATTGAAAAGCCATCTGGAGCAACAGGAGCTTCTAATTTGCTTCCTGAAATTGCTTTTGCCTTGTTGACAAGTTCAAAAATAGGAGCTGGAAAATTAGTAGGAGCATCTTCTGTTGACAGTGCAGCAATGGCTAACGCTGCTGATTTTTGTCAGAAAAATAAATTTTTCTGGGATGGAACTATTAGTACAAAATTAAATTTAAGAGATTTTATATTTGAACATGCTGGATATTGTTTATTAGATTTTACAATTATTGGAGGCAAGTTTAGCCTTAAGCCTTCTGTTCCTGTTAATTCAGATAATGAGATTGATAAGAGAGTATTACCTGAAATAAAATGTCTTTTTACTGATGGCAATATTAAAGATTTAAACGTTAGTTTTTTAAGCCCAGAAGAACGGCAAACATTTAAAGCCGTTGTTGTTTATAGAGAAGAAAAAATAAATGGTTTTCCTGAAACAAAATCATTATTAATTAGAGAAAATGATCCTGAGGGGTCTGATACCGATCCTGCTGAAACTTTTGATTTATCTGGTTTTTGTACTTCTAAACAACAAGCACAATATTTTGCTTTTTTTGCTATTAGATCAAGACGTTTAATTGATCATGGTCTTACTTTTCAAACAGCACCTCAATATGTGCAGGGCTTGGCTCCCGGCGATTTCTTTAGATTAGTCAGTGAAGTCAGTCATACTTCAAGGTTTAGAAACGGTGCAAAATTAGATGATGGAACAATTGTTAGCAAAGACGACGTGGCTGGTTCTGAATCTGTTTATTATTGGGAACCGGGAACAGAAGGCGTTAAATTTTCAACGCTTGCTCAAGCTCCAAACGGTGTTTTGTTTACTGTGAAAAATACAACTACAGAAAACAAAGTTTATAAATGTGAGAGCATCTCCTATGGTGAAGACGGTTTATTAGAAGTGGCTGGTAGTTATGTGCCTATTGAGACTGATACTGCAACAAAAGGTCAGCTTAAAGTTATGCAAAACTGGGGTTTAAAAGGAACCGATGGTGAGTATGACGCTTCAAATTTTATTGTTTCTGAAAATCAATGACAACTGCAAAACCTTTTCCAAGCATTAAACCAACTTCTAGAAGTTATTCTCCCGGAAATTATCCGAGTACAAAGTTTGAATCGTTAGACGGAACAAAAACTCATATCCGTTATGGAAATAAAAGAGTTAATGCAACCTTAAATCTTGGCTTTTCTAATATTACAGACAGTCAGGCAGGTGAAATTCTTGCTCATTATGATGATGTCAATTCCGATTGGGATTATGTAGCGTTCGGCTCTGCCAATGGAACAGCAGGAATTGTAGACCCAGATTCAGGACACTTTTTAAGAAAAGAAATTGAAGGAGATGACGGTACAGGAAGAACAAGATTAGGGCTAAAGTGGCGTTATTCTGGGCCGCCTTCTGTGACAAGTACCTTTAAAGGTTTGAGCAATGTGAGCTGTAGTTTTGTTGCTTGTTTGGATGCACCCATATAATAAGAACAACGTATTGATTTTTTAGGTTGTGGCTTTTTATAGCGGAAAGGATGGACAGCTTCTTATTGACGGCACTAAAGCTGCCAAAGTTCAATCTTGGTCTTTTTCTAGTTCACAAGCTGTTCTTGAAACAACTTCTTTAGAAGACACTGATAGAACAATTGTTCAAGGTGTAAGAAGCTATAGCGGCAGTGCAAGATTGTTTTACTATCAGGCTTCTGCTGGATCTGGTGGAGATGTTACAACGTTAATTAATAAATGTATTAAAGCTGGAAGTGGAGCTGGTGACGGAACGGCTGCTGATTCTAGTTCTGCTTTGTTAAAATTAAAAATTGCTGATGGTTCTGCTAATGGTCGTTTTATTACTTTCTCAACTTTGATTACTGGAATATCAATGAATAGTGCTGTTGGTGAAGTTTTAAGTGCTGATATTAGTTGGGAATCAAATGGAGCACCTACAGAAGTATCTATCTAAGTCATGGGTGTTTATTTTGGGCAATCGGGTGAAATAGCCCTTAAAAGAGATGCGCTTCAAGCTGCTTTGCAGACGAAGTTAGATCCTTTTGATGTAAACATTTCAACAAAGAGATTTAGTGTTGATCATAGTTCTGGATCGTTACTTACAGGAGATGAAGTTGAAATAGCAACAGTTGATGGATCAAATCTTGAGCTTGTAGATAGCCATGATTACCCAGATGGTAAATGGTTTATAAATGTTGATCCTGTTGGTGGAATAAAGTTATTTGATAGCTTTTCAAAAGCAATAGAAGGATTAACCAGTAATGCTTTAACTCTTGTTGCTCCTAGTGCTGCAAAAGATATTACAATTAAAACTCGAAATGAAAGATATAGGCACGTTGCCAATGTTCGAGATTTTGAGATGACAACGAGTAGGGAGCAAGTTGATTTAACAAATCTTGGAGATGAATTTAGGAACCAATATGAAGCTGGACTAATTAGCGGTCAAGGAACAATGAATTGTATTTGGGAGCATAGTTATGACACAGGAGATAGACAAAATGAATATGGAGCTGAGTCTGAATTTGCATTTTATTTAGCTCAATTAATTGTTAGAACTCAACAAGGTTCTGATTTTGATGGGTTGTTTTACATTTATAGAGATTCAAATAATAAGAAAAACAATGTTTACTATGAGGCTAATTGCATAATTACTAATGTTGCTGTAAGTGTTAACGCTGCCGAAGTTATAGACACAAGAATTGAATTTGTAACTAATGGAGTTATTCGTTTAAAAACTGGTGATACTGCTGGTTATATCCTTCAAGAGAACTCAGATAAGGTCTTACAGGAAAATGAAAGTCCCATATTGCAGGAACAGGTTTAAACTATTGCTAATGGTTTTTAGATAGTAGTCAATGGCTGATCTTCAGATAAGTGCTTTACCTGCCCTTGGTGAAGCTGGTATTCAAGCGACTGACGTACTTGCACTTGCAGACTTGAGTGCAACAGAAACAAAAAAAGTTACTGTTAAAGACTTAATAGCTGCTGGTGCAGCTCTTATTGATTCGGGAGATATACCTGCTGCCAAAGTTGCAACGCCTTTTGCTGCTGATTCAGTAGCGACAGCAACGATTCAAAATTTAGCGGTCACAACTGCCAAAATTGCTAACGGAGCAATAACTGCAACTCAGATAACAGACGCAACGATAACTGGAGCAAAGTTAGTTAACGATACTGTTACTGCTACTCAAATAGCTGCAAATGCAATAACTGATTCTGAACTTGCTGATGATGCCGTAGATACTGCTGCTATTGCTGCAAACGCTGTAACAACTGCAAAAATCACAGATGCAAATGTTACTTATGCAAAGTTAAGTCTTAGTGACGGAGATATACCCGGTGCAAAACTTACAAGTGCAAGTGTTACGGCTACTCAATTAGCAACTAATTCTGTTACTGCTACAGAACTTGCTGATAATGCTGTTGATACTGCTGCTGTTGCTAATGCTGCAATAACTGGAGCCAAGATTGCAAGCACAACTATTGCTGCTGGAAATATTGTTAATAACACGATTACAGCAACACAGATAGCAAATGGAGCAATTGGCACAACTCAGATAGCAGATGGAGCTGTAACGGCTGCAAAACTTTCTGGAACGTTAGCTGCCACTTCAATTGCTGATGATGCGGTAACAACTGCCAAGATTCTTGATGATGCAGTTACAAGTGCGAAGCTTGCAGCAAACGCTGTTGATGCAGCAGCTTTAGCAGATAATTCTGTAGATACTGGAGCGATAGCCAGTAATGCTGTAACTGAAGCGAAAATTGCTGCTAACGCTATAACTAATGCCAAAATTACTGATGGAACGATTACAGCCGCCAAATTAAATACATCAAATATTGATAGGTCATTAAATGTAGCAAATGGAAATCTTGGGATAAATAACACAGTTACAGCAGCAACTAGATCTGGAATTAGTTACAACGCACAAGGATTAATTACTGGAAGTGCTGCTCTTGTAGCATCTGATTTGCCAATTTCTACAGCTTCAGCCGTAGGTGGTGTATCTGTTGGTACTGGTTTAGCGGTTAACGGATCAGGCGTTTTATCCCTATCAAATAGCGTAACTGGTGCAACTGTTTCTGGAATCACATTTTCAAATAGTGGACAAATAACTGCTGCTACGGCTTTGGTATCCAGCGATCTTCCAGTATCAACAACAAGTGCTAAAGGTGCAGTACAAATTACATCTGGAGGTGGCTTAACTGTTGATGGTTCTGGTAATTTAACAACTTCAACGAGTGGAGTTAGTGCTGGAACTTATCAATCGGTTACTGTTAATAATAAAGGTGTAATTACAGCAGGGGCAGCATTAACAGATGCGTTAATCCCTAACCTTTCTGCTGCAAAAGTAACAAGTGGAACACTAGATGCTGCAAGGATTGGAGCCGATACTATTGATGGAACAAAACTAAGTAATACTTCTACAGCAGTCTTTCAATCTATAGCTCAAAGTGGCTACCCAACAGCCCAGTTCTCAGGCCAAATTCTCTTTGATACTGTTTCTGAAGATGCCTTCATCTGGGATGGAAACGCTTGGCAGGCCATCACTACGCTGACAAAAGGAAGTCTTGTTTTTGGTGGAACTTTTAATGCAAATACAAGCCAAATGGTGGCGACTACCTCCGCCGGAATTGCGGCTGGTTTAGCAGTTGGTTCTAATCTTCCAAGTCCATCCTCTACAACGGACGGCGTGTATGTCGTTGTTTCAACTTCTGGAACGCCAAGTGCTCCAGCTCCAGCTATCGCTTTTGCTCCTCCTGATTACATTTTAGGAGTAACAAATAGTGCTGGTTCATCATGGAATGAGGTCGATTTATCACAAACCGTAGCTGGACAAGTTGCAAGCAACATTACCTTTACACCTTACGGTCAATTAAGTTCGACAAACGTGCAAGATGCGATGCAAGAACTTGAGACAGAAAAGTTAGCAGTTGCAGGTGGTACTGTTACAGGTGAGATACTATTTAATAATGCTGCAACGCTTAAATTTGAAGGTGCAACTGTTGACGCATTTGAAACAACTTTAGGTGTTGTCGATCCAACAACAAGTGACAAAACAATACTTTTACCGAATATTTCTGGAACTTTAATAACAAATAATGATTCAAATACTGTCAACTCAACGATGGTTGATGGAAGTTTAGTTAATACAAACTTAGCTGCTAATGCTGCTATTGCTTTTACAAAGCTAGAGGATTTAACTGCTGCAAAAATACTTGTAGGAAATGCAAGTGATAAGGCAACAGCCGTAACAGTTACAGGTGATATAGGAATAAACAACGCAGGTTTAACTTCTATTACTGCTGGTGCAATTGTTAACGCTGATGTTAATTCGTCTGCTGCAATTACTGGTTCCAAGATCACTACAGGAACCACAAGTGCCGTTGGTGTTTTACAACTAACTGACAGCACAAGCTCGACTTCTGCTACTACTGCTGCTACACCTGCGGCTGTAAAGATTGCGAAAGATGCTGCTGATGCTGCTGCTACGACAGCTAATGCTGCTTTACCAAAAGCTGGCGGCACGTTAACTGACAATTTAATTATTGATAATGCAAAAGAAATTAGATTTAGTGAAGCAGATTCAAACGGTGCAAATTATCTAGCGTTAAAAGCTCCTGATTCTGTAACTTCTGATATTACTTGGATTCTTCCAGCAACAGATTCAACTGGAACTCAATTTTTAAAGTCTGATGGATCAGGGAATTTAGGTTGGGCTTCTGATAACGCTACAGACCCTACTAAGCTGCCTTTGTCTGGTGGAACCATGACTGGTGACATCAATTTAGGAACAAACGATATAACTAACGGTGGAACAATTACAGGAACATTTAGCGGAAATATTACAGGTGCTCTTACAGGTAATGCAGATACAGCTACTGCACTTGCAACAGCTAGAACAATTGGAGGAGTTAGTTTTGACGGTACAGCAAACATAAATCTTGCTGGTGTTAATGCTGCTGGTAATCAAGACACTTCAGGAACAGCAGCTTTAGCAACAGAAGTTACCGTTACAGCTAATAACTCAACAGATGAAACTGTCTATCCATTGTTTGTTGATGGAGCAACAGGATCTCAAGGGGCAGAAACAGATACAGGTTTAACTTACAATCCTTCAACAGGAAGACTTACGTCTTCAAGTTTTGGTGGAGCGTTTATTGGTAATGCAGATACAGCTACAAAGCTTTACTCAACTGTAAATATTAACGGTGTTGCATTTGACGGCTCAGCAGCAATAACAGTTGCAGCAGCAGGTTCAACACTTACTGGTTCAACTCTTGCTAGTTCAATAACAGGATCAAGCCTAACAAGTTTAGGTACTCTTACTTCTCTGACAGTAAGCGGTGCAATTGCGATGACAGGCACAGGAGCAATTGATGTTGCTGCTGGTACGACTGCTGAAAGGCCCGGCTCTCCTTCGGCTGGAATGTTTAGATATAACTCACAAACTACCAAGTTTGAAGGATATACAACAGGTTGGGGTGCTATTGGAGGTGGAGGTGGAGCAACTGGAGGAGGCTCTGATGAAGTTTTTGTTGAAAATGATCAAACAGTTACAACATCCTATACTTTAGGTACAAATAAAAATGCCTCAACAGTTAGTCCTTCGCTAAACTCTGGGGTAGTAATCACTATTCCTGCAAACGCTACTCTCGTTATTCTTTAAATCATGGCTTACGGTAAACTCAAATGTGACACATTAACGTTTGATGATTCAGGTAGTGATAGTGATATCGCTATTAGCACTATTCCAGCTTTGTCAGCTAATAACACTATTACAGGTGTTACTACCATACAAAATGATGTCAATTTAGACGGTGCAACAGCAGGACGAGATATTATTTTTGATCGTTCAGAAAATGCTCTTGAATTTAACGATAATGCTAAAGCAATTTTTGGAACAGATTTAGATTTAGAGATCTACCATGATTCTACAGACACACAGATAAAAAATAATGCTGGAAAAGTAGTGATAACAACTACAGCAGGTAATAGTGATATTGAAGTAACACCTCATGGAAGTGGAAACGTCAAACTAGATGGGCTGGCATGGCCTAATGCTGATGGAAGTGCAGGTCAGTTTTTAAAAACAGATGGCTCTGGTGCGCTCTCTTTTGCTGCTGTTGATGTAAGTCCAGCAGGAAGCAATACTCAAGTTCAATTTAATAATTCTGGTTCGTATGGAGGTTCTAGTTCTTTAACCTTTAATGATACAACTGATGTTTTAACAGCAACTAATGTTCACGACTCAGCAGGAGATGTAAGGAAAGTACCTTTTGGACAAGCTTTCTCTTCTGGAACGCCATCATTAGCGATAGCTGACGCTAATAGATATGTAGAATCAAGCGTAGCCTTAACGGTTCCTCAAGGAGTTTTTAGTAAAGGTCATGTTATTACAATCATTAATACAAGTGGTTCAGCAATACAGCTAACACAAGGTACAAACGTAACTTTAACTTTTGCAAATGATGGAACTACAGGCAACAGAGCGTTAGGTGCAGGAGGGATTGCTACACTTATTTACAGAACTGATTCAGGCACAACTCCTGCTTTAGCTACTATTTCTGGTTCAGGTTTAAGCTAATGGGAACACAACAAACTCTCCTTGCTGGTGGATTTAAACCACCTACACCAAATCAAGTGTATGAAACTCCCGGTAATTACACTTTTGTTGTTCCTGCTGGTTTAGATCCAGCAAAAATATCTGCTGTATTTATTGGAGCTGGAGCTGGAGGTACTGGTCATGGAGGCGGCGGTGGTGGCGGTGGTTTAGGTTATGCAAATAGTGTTTCAGTAAGTGCTGGAGATAATATTTCTATTGTCGTAGGAGCAGGTACCGTTTCAGGTGGTGGAAGCCCTAGCTCAGGCGGTGGAAATAGCAGCGTTGCTTTTAGTGGTGTTACTCGTGAAGCGTACGGTGGAGGAGGTGGAACTAATAACGGAGGCCCCGGTTATGGAGGCCCCGGTGGGGCAGGCGGAAGTAAATCGGGCAATTGTGATGGTGGTGGATCTGGTGGATCTGGTGGAAATGCCCCTTCAAGATCTTCAGGTAACTGGACGGGAGCAGGAGGTGGCGGTGCTGGTGGATACACTGGCAGTGGCGGTGCTGGTGCTGGTTCTCCAAATAACGGCGGAGCAGGCTCTGGTGGTGGTGGTGGTGGTGGCGGTGGTCACAGAGATACTACTAACACTGGTTATGGTTTTGGCGGTGGCGGCGGTGGCACAGGTATTTATGGTTCTGGCCCCTCTGGTGCTGGAGGGCCGGGCGTAACTAGTTCAGGCGGTGACAATGGCGATTCAACTAAGATTGGAGGCCAAGGTGGTTCAGGAGGAGGACCGGGTTCAATTAGTTTTGCTGGTAAAGGGAAAAGAAGTAGTGATAATGGTTCTGTTGACTACAGTTCTTCAAATACTCCCGGTGGGACTAGTCACAGTGGAGGAGAATATGGAGGAGGCGGTGGAAATGGTTACAATCGTGGTGGAAATGGCGTTGTTAGACTTATCTGGTCTACAACAGGCCAAACAAGAGAATTTCCTTCTACAAACGTTGAAAAAGGTACTTAAAAAATGAAACTTTACATCCAAATTAAAAATGGTCAGCCTTATAACAATCCAATTATTGAAGAAAATTTATTACAAGCTTGGCCCGGTTTAGATTTAAAAAATCTTCCTGTTTGGTTAGCTTATTTTGAACGTGTTAGCTATCCAGAACGTCCTTCTTTAAAAGTTTACGATAAAGAAATAAAAGAAATTTATTATGTAAAACCAGATGGCGTTGTTACAGAAAGATTTGAAATAATTCCCTTGTCTTCAGAAGAAAAAATTGCAAAACAAGATGCTGTAAAAGCTAGTTGGGCTGCTTTAGATCCTGCTGGCCCTGCTTCTTGGACTTTTAACCCAACTCTTTGTGCGTACGAAGCTCCTGTTCCTTATCCTCAAGATGGATTAGATTATGAGTGGAACGAAGATACAAAAGCTTGGGATCGAGTAGAAGCACAGCCTTAAGGTGCGTTTAGCAGTTATAGGCGCAGGCAACGCAGGTTGTATTTCAGCATTACATTTTAACCAATATTTTCCAAATTTAGAAATAGAAATATATCACGATTCAAAAAATACACCTATAGAAAAAGTTGGTCAGGGTACATTATTAAATGTAACTAAGTTATTGTTTAGTGGTTTAAATTTTGATTGGAGTGCAAACAAAATAGGTGCAACAGTTAAGACGGGTATTTTATATAAAAATTGGGGTGTAATTAATAATTCTTTTTTTCACAATTTCGAGCCTAGCCATGAAGTAGCAATACATTATACACCTAACAAATTATCTGAATTTGTTTTAAATTCAAGTAAATTTAAAATAAGAGAACAAAAGATAAACGATCCAGAAAAAGAAATTGATTCTGATTTTATTATTGATTGCAGGGGCCGAAAAGCTATTGACAAAGATAATGTAAACAAGATTGTAAATCCAATCAATGCTGCATTAATATCTAGTCTTCCTAAGAAAGATATTTTATGGACGGAATCTATTGCCACAACTAATGGTTGGACTTTTATTGTGCCTACTGAAAACAGTTTATCTTTAGGTTATTTATACAATAAGAATATAACTTCCGAAGAAGAGGCAGCAAAAGATTTTAAAGATTCTTTTGGAGTTGATGAAATAGAATATAAAACTACTTTTGATAATTATTATGCAACAAGTCCTTTTGTAGGAGAAAGAACTTTGTTAAATGGAAATCAATATTCTTTTATAGAGCCTTTAGAAGCAACAGCTACAGGCTTGTATGAATGGATTGCAAGAGTTGGGTATGACAGATTTATTGATAAAGTTGACAAGAAAACTTGCACTAATTTAATAGAGAAAAAAGTAAAAGAGATAAGTAATTTTGTTTTATGGCATTATAAAATTAAATCAAAATTCAATTCTCCTTTTTGGGAATATGCTTCTTCTCTTCCTTTTCAAGGCATTATTGAACCGTCTACAAATGATGAATACGGACAATGGACAAAAAATAGTTTTAAAATATGGAGAGAAAACACAATTGTAACTTAAAAGGCAAGCCACTACTAGACAGTAAGTATATAATTTAGAAGCAATGTATTATTTTTATGGCTGACGCTCAACAACGTCTTGCAGAACTTGGAGCACAAATGGCTCAAGAAGAGCAAATTCAAATTGATTTACAGAATAGATTCAAGGAAAGCACTGAAAGGGTTGTAAAGATTAAAGAAGATTTAAACGCTTTAGCAAAAGAAGCTCACAACCCTAATAGTGGTGAGGCTTGTCCTGCATGATGAAAATTATTACTTGGATTAATTTTGCAGCTTTTATTCTTGGCGTTGCAGGATTAGGTGGAGCGTTTTTGTTTAGATCAAAAATATTTGATGCTGTCTTAGATAGCGTTAAAAAAGAACTTCCTGCTTTAGTTCAGGGAGCGATGCCAGAAATGCCCACGATACCCAAGATGACAGGTGGGGCTTCCTTGCAAGGTGTTCCGTTTTCAAAATGATTACTTGTATAGATAATTTTTTAGATAAAAATAGCTTTTTAAAAGTACAAGAATTATTAATTTCTAGTGAATTTCCGTGGTTTGGCGGTTGTATTCATGGATCTATAGATAAAGAAATGACAGATCAACTAAAAGATAAAAAATTAAAAGAAAAAATAGAAAAATCTCGTTGTTCTGATTTTTTTAATTATCATTTTATTCATGGATTTTATAGCAATGATGTTCCTGAAAGTAATTACTTTACCTCATATATACAACCTATTTATAATCTTTTAAACGGCAAATCATTACTTCGGATTAAAGCAAATTTGATGACAAGAACAGATCAACCTGTTACGTCTGGATTTCATATTGATGTTTCTAATAAAGAAGGAAAATGTGACGAAAGAAGTTATACCTCAATTTTCTATATAAACACTAACAATGGTTATACAGAATTTGTTGATGGGACAAAAGTTAAAAGTATAGAAAACAGAATGATTACTTTTCATGGTTCTTGTTTTCATAGTGGTGTAACTGCCACAGATGAAAAAACAAGAATTGTTTTAAATTTCAATTATTTTAAATAAATGATTCAATTCAAATCACTGAATGGACTAAGTACGTTAGTGCTTGCCTCTGGATTAATTGCTACGAACTTTATGAGCCTCAATCTTTTGGCTCGTAAAGATTCTGGAATACCTGACATAGCTAAGCTTTCTAATACTCCTTATAGCTCAATTCAAATCAGGAGTGAAACTAAACCTGATGGAGCTGAAGAGTGGATGTTTAATTCTAAACAACACGATCCAAAGCTAGTTACAACAATTATTGATGATTCCAAGCCTACGTTTAATGGTGGCGTGAAAAAGAAATATGTTCATAAACAAGACGTAGCTCAATTTGCAATTTATCCAAAAGGTTCAGACGGAAAGCTAACAGCAGATCAGATTGCCTGTATTGAAAAAATGGCACAAGGTAAATCAAATGGAATGATGATTGCTGATGCTGCTTCTGTTCAGGTAACACCAGCCATAGCAAGCGTTCCAATTGTAGGGCCAGTATTAGCAGGAATTTTCTTTGGTCAATCTAGAAAGCAGATTGGCAATGCTGCTAGTGAGCTTGCTGGTCAATGGAATGATTGTTGATTATGCGGTTATCTAATTATGTATATAAAGAAAATTTTTTAACAAAAGAAGAGTGTAATAAATTAATTAAAGAGGGCAAAAAAAATTTAAACGAA